TGCGAGCGATGAGCGCCTCGATAAATGGCGCGGGAAATTCAGCCACGTCAGTGATATGAGCGGTGTAGTCGATGATGATCGGAGCGCCGATATCCGTGTGGAGGAATCCCCCCATGATTTCCCATTGGCCGAAGTTCTCGGTGGTATCGATGTTGTTGACTCGGAGGACTTGAATCACATCGGTCGGCAGGGTGTATTTCTTCGTGTACCCTTGTGTTGGTGCGGTCCCAGCGATAAGCGTGACTTGTTTTTTCGCAAATGCCCAAGGCGCATCGGCGAGGAGTTCTTCAAGCGTGTGATCGTAGAAAGAATTCGCAAAGACCATCGGTTGGCCTTTGAGTGTGTCGATGGACCCCAAGCGCATGATCGCCTGCTTGCAAATTTGCGAGCGATTCACAATGGTGTTCGATGTTGAGGCATCGGCAAGAGAGATGATCTCGCGTTGCAGTGCGGGACGCGCAACTAGAGTTTCCATCTCCTTCATCGCCGCCATCGCTTGATCGCCTGCACCAAGTGCCATTGCGAGCTTGTAGGCAAGGCGAGCAACAACGAGTTCGATGAAGATCGCCGGGTAGGTCGTGTCAATTGCCGCGCTGGAAATGTAGTCGAGCGAAAGGGGGGTGCTTACGCCCATTTGGCCAACATTCGGAAAATCTGTGTGGATATCTGATCCAAGTATCTCCCAAGTCCCGAAATTTTCACTAGAATCAATATTCTCCAACCGGACGACCCGAATCAAGTCGGCTGGCAATGGATATTTCCAATTAAATCCAGATATCGGAACCGTTCCATTTGGAAGGGCCACCTGCTTGCGCGCGAAGCGCCAATCGTAATCGGAAAGGATTTCCTTGATGGTATGCCCATAGAATTTGGCCGCAAAGACAAAGGGTTGGCCTTGCTGCTTGAACGTGTCTGCGCTGCCGACCCGCATGACCGCTTGCCGGATGATTTCCGCTGCGGTCGTGGTGAGAGTGCCAGAGTAGTTGGCGACTGCCTCGACTGCCTCAAGGAGGGCAGGCTTGGACATGAGGAATTGCAGTTCTTTGAAGAGTTCTTCGGATTTCATTGGGTAGGTGCGCTATGCTGTTGGACTATGCTATTGAGTTTGATGGCGAGAGTGACGGTGAGGATGTGCGTGAAGATGGGTGGGAACTTGGCGGGGTCGGTGATTTTGCTGGTGTAGTCCAACGTGATCGGGGTCGGTAGATCGGTATGGATGAAGGAACCAACGACCTCCCATTTCGCGGAATTCTCCGAGTCATCAATATTGTTGACCCGGATGATCTGACCTGTTCCTGCGGGGATCGCGTAGCGGTAGAGGTAACCGGAGCCAGTTGCAGGAGGATTCCCATCTTTTGTAATTGGGAGTTGGGCGCGAGTGAACGACCATTGGAAATCGGCGAGGAGTTCGTCGCGGGTGACCTCGTAGAAGGACTGAGCGAGTGCCATGGGTTCGCCGAAGGGTTCAAAGAGATTGGCGCTGCCGACACGCAGGATCGCTTGGCGGCAAATCTCAGTCGCGGTCAGTGTGCCTGCGGTGATGCGTGCATTTTGCGTCTTCTCCGTGGCATTGGCGAAGGCAGGCTTGCCGAGCATGGCCATGTAGAGTTCCACGGTCTGCTTGAAGAGGTCTTTGCTGCCGGTGAGTGGCATGGCAAGGACGCCTGCGAGCTTGACGGCGAGAAGCTCAGTGAAGATCGCCGGGTACTTGCTGGCGTCCGTGATGTTGGCGATGTAATCCAACGTGACGGGAGAAACGAAATTGGTTTGGAGATTAGTGCCGAGGATTTCCCATTGTCCGAAATTCTCGCTCTCGTCGATGTTCGCGAGACGAAGTGAGCGGATGTAGTCGCTGGGTAGATCGTACTGGTAGGTGTAACCACCGAGCGGGGTCGTGCTGCTGGTGAGGTTGACCTGCTTGCGGCAGAACTGCCAATCGAACTCGGCTTGGAGTTCGGCTACGGTCTGAACGTAGAAGAGCGTGCAATACTGCGCCTGCGCGGTCGCATCGTCGAGCGATAACGTGATACGGGAATCACCTAGTCGAGCGAGGGCCAAGTTGCAGATTTGAACGTCCGTCATGGAAGCAGTTTGAGAGAGTTAAAAAAGTGGGTGGCAGACATTATCCCGGTCTGCCAGCGGGGTGCTTTTTTTAAGCTTCGTCGCAAGCGATCTCGACGACCTTCTTCTCTTCCATGCGCACAGCTGCGAGGCTGGCCACGGAGCGGATTTGAAGGGAGTGCGAGAGGTCCGTGCGGACGTCCATGTGAGTCTTCAGCCCACGCTCGGCCAAGATCACGCCCGACTTGACGTAGGCGTAGCAGGAACGAACGGTGGAGACTTTGCCGAGGAGTTGGCTGCGGCGGAATTTGAATCCCATGAAGGTATTCAAAGCCCCGTCCACCAAGGCGCGAACGCTGTTGTAGTCTTGGCTTGTGACTTCAATCGTGCGGAGCAGGTCTTGAAGTTGTTTGGCCGAGACCACAATGATGCGCTCCTCTTCCTCGTCAATTTCGTTGCTGTCGAAGAGGAACTTCGCAGCGCGGAGCTTGGCAATGGTGAGACCGCTGTTGGCAGCAGTGCCGGATTCCACAAAGTTGACAGCGACCTTCTGGCCTGCTGGCAATGCGGTAGCCGTTGTGCCGGTCGTGCCTGTGTAGGCAGTGCCGCCGAGAGCGCCGATGATGATCGTGTCGCAGGTGCGAGCGTAAGCTTGAGCATGCGATTGGATGATCGGGGATGTCGGAAGGACAACCTCACCGAGGAGTTGCTCATCGAACTCGTCAACGAGTTTCGCGCAGTCGTATTGCTGCGGGCGAATCCAACGCTTGGCCATCGCTTGATCGGAGATACGGGTGTCGCGTGAGCGATCCGTGATCTGCGTCATCGAGGTTGCGTCGATTTGATTGTAGGATTTTTCTTTGCCTTCGATTGAATCAATCGTGACATATTCTTTCAGCTTAGAATTTTTCTGCTGTACAAGGTGTTTCCAGTTGCTGTCGAACTGGGTTGTGTAGTGATCGGGTACGCTCGTGAGAACGCCATTTAAGTTAGCCATTTTATTCCTTTAGTTGAGTTGGGTTGGTATCAGTCGAAACTGATGGATTTGTTCTGCTCCCTTCGCTCTCCGAGTGTCCCGTGTGGGGTCAGCGGCGGCGGGTAATTAGGGAGCAGGCTCAACAAGGAGGTGTCTGCTCTGACGCATTTACGTTTCAGCCCGATTTAGTATCAGTCAAAACATATTTTCAGAAATGTTGCGGGGCCGGGAGTCGAACCCGGAACTCAAGGGTATGGGCCTTGCAAGATACCTTTTCTCCACCCCGCGAAATCTTATCCCTGCTTGAGCAGTCCGGTCACCAGAGTCGCGGCCTCGCGGTCGCCCTCCATGTACCGCTTGTGCCAGCTATTGTCGGGATTGCTCATGATGTCCTTGGCGCGGGCCGAGCCGGTCATAAACTCTGAGCCACTCATCGAGCGCCCGACCTTGTCCTCGCTCATCATTTGGCTCAAGCGAACGAATCCACGCACGACTTCGGGGTCCGCGAATCCTTGTGAGTTTGCATTGACTCCCGCGATCTTCGCTGCCTGCTTGGCGAGTCCGATGTTCTTGTCAAACTCCCCTCCCCACTCCTTCTTGAGGGTGTTGACTGCATCGGCATGCTGCTTCTCAATCTGCGCCTGCATGCCCTGCATTTTGAAATGCTCCATCTTCGCGTGTTCGGTCACGAGCGCCTTCATCGCGGAGGGCGGGATGTTGTGCTTGTGGGCGATCTCAGCGTAGTTTTTGACGTTGTTGTCATCCCATGTCATGCCCTCTGGGAGCGCATCGGGAGCGAACTTGTACTCGTCAATCGTATCGGGAACTCCGAGCGAACGACGAAATGCGGCGACCTCTTCGGGTGAGGATTTCTCATTCGGTACGCCAAGCTTTTTTCCGATCAGCGCATTCGCATTCGCGAGCGCCTTGGCCATGTCGGGAACGCTCTTGTATTTACTGAGCGTGTCTTTGTAGGCGGCAGAATCCTCCGGGAGGTTATTCGCCCAACCCTCGGCAAATGTGCCGTCCGGGTTGACGTAACTTGTGGTGTGTTGCGTGGGTGCGGTTGATGTCTCCGTTGCGGCTGGCGCATCGGCGTTGGTGGCGGCTCCTGTGTCGAGCAAACTCTGCTCGGAGGAGGTGTCGGTGGTGTCTTCCATAAATTAGGTATCAGTCAAAACAACCCTACTCTTTGGGGTGGTAGCCGAGATGGGTCTCGCGACCGGCGTAGGTCTTTTGGAATTCCTCTGGAGCGTAGTCGCGAAGCCACTCAACAAGCTCAATGGTCTTGTCTCCGAGCATGGGGTCCATATCGGGGCGTGGTGGGATGTCGGTGTTTTTCTTGCTCATTTTTTGACTTTTCGTTTGGGAGTCTCGATATCGCCATCGGCAATGACAATGCGGCGAAGCATGGTCTCGATGTGGATGAGAACGCCTCTCTGGCCATCGCGGAGTGCGGCGACCACGGGGTTAAAGTCGTAGCCGGGTAAGAATACCTGCGAGTCTGTCGCGAACTGATGCTTGATGTCAGCGATGATGAGAGCGCCATCCTTCGTGTTAAAAACACGGTGGTAGGCGTTGGTGAGGCGCTGGCGCTCACGCTCACGCTTGAGGGCGGCAGATTTGTCTTCGGGAGCCATCATGCCATACCGGGGATCATTTGCGCGATGGCCGAGTCTTGCTTCACGCCACCGACCTTGCCGATGGCTGCGGCTTGACGTTCCATCTGCTCGGCCTGCGCTTGTGCCTGTGCGGCCTGCGCTCGTTGTGCGCGGGTCTGTGCGACCATTTCCTCGTCCATCAGCCAGCGGGCTGGCAGGCCATCGTTGCGGGCCATGTCACGGGTGATCTCGTCGAAATCAAAGTTGTCCAGCATCTCCGGGCGAAGATTGGCAAAGGGCAGGAGCATCTCACTGGTGCGAATGAAGGCGGCGTTTTCAAGCGATTTGATCGCAAGTGCGATCCGCGAGTTGTAGGAGACCTCTGGATCGGGAACCATGCCGGTCATCTGGAAAGCTTCTGGTGGCGGCGGGAACTTGCCAGAACGCGCAAGGACCGCGAAGACCCGGCGAAGGAGCGGATTGAATAGCTCAGTCGTGAGACGAGCGAAGGTCGGAGAAAATTGGATGAGCTTTTCGCTCGCACGCTCGGCGACTTCGCGAGCGGTCATCTGCTTTTGTAACTGAGCAAACATCTGGAAAAGGTCCACATGGAAAGCCTCATTGATCGCCTTGCGCTTTTGCTCGGCCCGCTCGACGCCGATGTCGTAGCGCCCACCGGTTCCCCATTCCTTCGGGGTTGCTCCGGGGTTGTTCGGATCGAAATACGTCACGCCTCCCGCACGCAGGTCGATGTCGCCATCGAACCCAGCAGGGATGAGGATGCGCGGGAAGGCGTGAATCTCTGCCAGAGAATCGAGTTGCTTCTCAAGGAAGTTGAGTTGCTTGCATTCGGGAAGCGCCGTCCAGCTTGGCGAGTAGCCGTAGCACTCGCTGTTCTTCCACTTGAGGTAGCGGGTGACAAAGAACGGTTGCTCATCGAAGCCCGACTTGAGGAAGACATGCTTGGTCGCTTTCTCCACATAGACCGAGGCGTAGGGCTTGTTGGCCCCATCACGCTTGCCATCCTCGATCTCGCCCGGTCCGCGAGGAGATATGAGGTGGATACAGGTGAATTTCTTGTTGGAGTTGGGCTTCTCCAAATCCTTCCGCATCGCCTCGGTGAGGGCTTCGATGCCAAACTTGAGCGCGGCCTGCCGAGCCGTGATCTCGTACTCGCGGGAGAGAGTATCGACATAGCCCTCGTCATCTTCAGAGATCGCAAACGATCCCATGTCGAGCTTGGTAAAATTGAGTGAGTTGTTCTTGCCTCCTTCGACAAGAATCGCAGCAGTCCCAAAGCATCCTCGGTCCAGATAGAGTTCGTGGATTTCCGTGTAGAAATTACTGCGGGAAAGCTCGGCCTGCATGACCTCGGTGCAACGCTTGAACCATTGCTCGACCTCGTCTTCGGACTCCATCGATTTCGGAGGTTCTAAGCTGAACCACCGGCTTTCGAGCGGGGTCATCCATGAGAGTTGACCATTGGCCAAGATCATGTTTGCCCGCACCGCAGTCGCGTCAAATAACTGCGACTCATCGTCCGTGGTGGGCGATGTGTTCTGCGTGAACATGCCTGCTTTGCGAGGCATCACATACTTTGCAATGTCTTCCCAGAGCGACTCCCAAGAGGCACGCTGATGGACGAGTTCAGCATGACGCTGAATGACCTTGTCGGCGAGTTCGGGATTGTTGCCGTTCATCGGGTATCAGTCGAAACTATCCGAGAGTGGACTGATATCCTTGGTTGGATTCACCGGCTAGAATGCTCTTTCGCATGCCCTGCCTGCGTCTGGCTGAAGCGGCTTGGTCGTCGGGAGCGTTCTGATCCACTTGAGCGCCGGGGGCGGCCTTGCTCGCCTCCATCTTGCCCATTGCGAGTTGACCATTGTACTTTTGGTTCGCTGCCTCCAACTCTTGCTCGCGCATCTGTTTTTCCATCATCGCTTGTTGCGCTTGGGCGCGTTCTTCCGCTGCCTTCATTTGCGCTGCGGCTGCGGCTTTTTCGGCTGCACTTGGACCCTTTGGTCCACCTCCGAACCAAGCTAGGACGGGAGAGAGGATGGGGTTGAGTTGGTGGTCAATGAGTCGCATCGTGGTTTTATTTTCGAGGTTTCGTAAATTCGGAGCGGTCGATTCCGACGACTCCATGCGACTAACGGAAGGGTGTAAGGAGCGAAATGGCAAGGATTATTTTGACTGATACCACAATATATTGTAATCAGCCAGCAGTTCTGGCACAACCTGTGGTATGTGTAGGCGGCATCGCGCCAGCGTTCCTGCGGGTCGTGGATGTCAACCGGGCGGGCGAGCATGAAGAAGTCCTCGGTGTTGATGACGACTCCATTCCATGCGGTGAGTTCGACCTCCTCGGCAAATGATCGCGACTGCGGGTAGCGCCGGTAAAGTTCGAGGATTTGGTTTTCCAGTTCGCGTTTCATTTTCTAATCTTCTCTTCTCTTATCGGTTCTTGATGGGTTTCGCTTGGGTTAGCCATGGGTATCCCATCGGGAACCCATGGGTTAGCTATGGGTTATCTTCGCACCTTTCCGAATCCCCCACCCCGGAATCCTGCCACCACTCTGGACGCTTCGCCACGCTCGGCCTTCCGTGGGATCGCAGAGCGGTCGATCACCATGCCTCTTTTAATCGCTTGGTGGGAGAGACTGAACGCATCAGCGTAATGCGAGGACCAGTCATGCACCGGCACGTCCTTGATGGTCACGCCATCGCGCTCCTCCTTGGCATGGTAGGCATCGAGCGCCTCTAGTCCATCGGCGCATCCGGCCTCGTTGATCGAGATGCGAGGGAACGCATCGTTGGCAAGATTGATCCCATCCCATACCGATATCTGGCGAGGCACAGGGCAGACGCCGGTCAACCCGCTGCGACCGAGCGCCTCCTGCCAGAGTCCTCCGACTTCCGCTGCGGCGTCATGGGGAATGAAGTGACCACCGTACCCGTACTGGCGATCCTTGAGCCGTGCTGCCCAGTCTGCGGGCGTAGCGCACTCATCTGAACCAGAGAGCGCCTCGATGTAATTGATGCGGTCACCGACCATCTGCCATATCCACACCTTCTGGTTCAGCGGAGCGCCGACATCCCAGCTTGTGTAAACCGGCAGTTCCTTGAACCACAGGATGTCATTGGTCACCCGCTTCTCAGCGCGGGCCTTTTCGAGGCTTCGCACATAGATCGCACCCGGACGTCCCACATTGAAACTGCACTCGTATTCTTGCTGGTAGGCATTCTCGGTCGTGCCTTTTCTAATGTCGTCGAGTTCAGCGGCAGGAATGATCCCCGACTCGCTCGCACGTTGCATGAGGGAGAACCACTCGGTGTCCGCGCAGGCGCGATTCCACTGCTTCCAGAAAAGATTCCTACCCTTCGGCGTGCCGACCCATGTCGCCCAGCCATTGTAGTCGGTGAGCGTTGGCCGGATGACGTTATCCCATGCCGCTGGGTCCAGATCGGCGGCCTCGTCCATCACCACGCCATCGAGGTAGATTCCGCGCAGGCGCTCGAAAGCTTCTCCAGAGTAGAGTCGGATGGTCGCTTGGTTGTGGAAGGTTATCTGCAAATCGGCCTTGTTGATGACCACGCCGGGTATCTGCGAGGTGAACTGCACAAGATATTTCCACGCGATGTCCTTCGCCTGCTCACGGGTCGGAGCGACATAGGCATAGCGAAGAGGTGGCCCGCTGCGCTTATGCTGGAGCGCCTTCACGATGAGGTCTTGGATGCACACGAAGCTCTTCCCAGCGCGGCGATGCAAGACCATCACGGCCCAGCGTTGCGTTCGGTGCAGATAGCTCGCGAGTTGCGGTCGCGGGACGATGGAGATGTTAATTTTGGCCACCGATGGTGAGGTTGATTTCCAACGCTCCGACGATGTCTAGCTTTTCCGGCTCATTCCACCCCATCGCCTTCGCGAGCATCTCACCGTATTTCGCGCACGTTGCCGATTCCGGTGGCATTTCCATGAACCGCTCGCGCAGTGTTTCGAGGTAAGTCTCTCGCTTGTAGGTCATCTTCGATTCCACCTTGGCGCGGAGTTCTTCCACTCTCTTGGTGATATCAACATTTTTCAACAATCGCTCACCTCCCTGTCCTGCTCCATTTTCGGAGTAACCGGCTTTGACATAGGCTTGCGTGATCGACA